CACGGCGGCAGCGTCTGAAGCTGAGTACGGGCGCTGCCGCTACTTAGGTTGTATGTGGTTGTAGAAAATTCCCTTGACCCGTGCAGGAGTGTGTCGCTATGACGACGATCGTGGCTAAAAAGCGGACACCACGTGTTCGGTCTGCCACAATTCGGGGCCGTGTTCCACATGGTGTGGAAGTGAGGCGCGGGCCTGGGGGAAGGGTAGAAATGATCGAACTTACAGCCTACACGCCAAATCCTTTGGCCCCTACGCTGTTCGTCAACAAGATCGGCGGCGTCTATCGAAGGCCAGGCGGCATTATCCAGGTGACGTTCGCGTCCGAATACTCCGGCGTTGGCGGCCTTATGCAGACCGTCCAGGCGGCTAGCCTGCTCTGGCCGGATCACGACTGGCACGAGGCCGGGCAGCAATTCAAATGGATTTATGAGCAGATCGCTGCCGGCCACCTGAGTGGCGTTCCCGATGATGGCGGAGGCCGCCGATCCAGGACGCAGTGACCGGGTCATTCTGCGGATTCCATCGCGCGAGCAAGATCGGGACGAAGCTCCCTGGGAGAAACGCCGGTCTTTCTTGCAATCATCTTGAGATGGCGCGGCAAAGGAGCCCTGACACCAGATTCCCACCGGGAAATAGATGCCCACGAAACCCCAAGAATTTTCGCCAAAGCCCGCTGACTAAGCGGAGGTGTCTGTTTTTCACGGAATTTCTTCAAAGGATGCGTCATGTCCATTTGTTACCAAATCGGCATCGAGCGTGTCAAGTGTTTTTGTTATCGACACGGCAACAGACGATTTTTGGCTCATCCGCTAAAGTTCCGTCATGGCAACGAAAAAGCGGAAATCATCCACCACACGTAAAGAACAGGCCGCCAAAGCTCCGCCGGCAAGCTTTACACTCGGGCTGTGGATGCAAAGACTACAAATCAGCGACGAAGATTTGGCAGAAAAAATTGGCGTCCGACGCGAAACCGTGTGGCGCTGGCAGACCGGAGAGCGTCAACCCACAAAGGGAACGATTCCTAAGATTGCCAAGGCGCTCGGGATAGAACCGGCTGATCTTTACCGTAATACCACGCACATCAGCTTAGACGCCGCCGCGGCGCACATTACAGACCCCAAAGATCGGGAACGTCTGGCGCGATTCCTTAAAGAACACCCCCCATCATAAAAATGTTGCCGGGTCGGCAAGTTTTTCGCTTGACTGCCGGTTGCCGATCTGGCAACGTCTCCCCAGATGCAACGGGAGATGCACCATGACCAGCCTTCTGATCCTGACAGTCTTGTTCCTCTTCGCGGCCAGCTTCGTGGAAGGAGTTAGTCAATGACCGACCATCAACATTCCGCACAGGAAAAAGCAGCCTTCATGATGAAGGTTCTCGAGGCTCAGCTTCGCTCTGATCTGACGGACGAGCAGAAGCTTGAGGCTGCTCGTATCGGCCGCCTCTCCTTTAAGTCCGCCGGCGCGACACGGAGGGAGAAATGATCGAGCGCTCATTTGAAATCGGCCTGTATGCCACGCTGTTCTATGGCTTTGTGGTTTGTTGGCTCAACAGCTATCGATGGGGAAAACATGATTAGTCCATTTGGCGAAACCGACACAGCCGCAGCATGGCTATTGCGCGGAATATCTCACTCAAGGGAGGACCAGGACCGTGTTGCTAAGGAAATTGACGATATGCGGCGCGAGTATCACAAGCGCGCTTTGTATGAGCTTCTTGATGACCTCCGACGCTACCGCCCGACACCGGAAGCATTATGAACCGGCAAAGTACACCTATGGCTATTATGTAGCCAAAGGTTTTCTTGTGCCAATGCCCAAGCCACGGGAAAACCGTGTAACACCACAGGAAGGAAAGCTGCTGGCTGACTACCTGCTACCGATCACTCGCATTAACGAGGCTTTCAACGCATTGGAGAACAAATGATGGAAATGGACAACAAGGAAAGAGAGGCGTGGGCGCATCTGCTGCGTACTATGGCCACGACCATCGACGTAATGTCATGGAATTCTGACGACCTTCGAAAGCTGGCTGATTATCTTAATCCGCCAGACGTGCCAGAACCGTCCAGATCGAGCCACTACTCATGAATGCATGGACAGCAGAGGAAATCGTCAACCGGCTTGATGAATGGTCAGGCGGTCTACCTAACGGGGACCATAAATTTATCCTCGTAGCGGCTGCCGACAAGATCGAAGAACTTGAACAGACGATTAATCGCCTGCGCTTGGAAAAAGACCAAATAGACTGGCTCAGACTGAAAGTTCAATGAAAACCGCAGCTGAAGTAATCGCAGTCTGCAAGCAGATGAAAGGAGAACCTGCGCCGGAACGAACATATGATGAAACGGGCATAGCCCACAGAGCGATCTTGGCCCGCGCCAGACGGCGCTGGCATGAATGGAACGGCAGTGAGCCTCACCCCATAGATGATGAAGTGCCCTACTGAGGAACCGAAATGAACATCGATGAAATCTATAGCGGCAGCGAGGATTGGCTTAGAGCCCCCGACCTCGAAAGTCGCGCAGAATGGCATCTCAGAATTGAATCCGTTGGTGCGACAAAATTCAAACAGAGAGACGGAACCGAGAAACATCAGGCTGTTCTTAAGTTTTTTGGCGCCAGGAAGAAACTGGGGCTGAATATTACCAATAAGAAACGCATGGTCAATATGTTCGGCAAGGAAACCGATAACTGGATCAGTCAGGAAGTGACTCTCTACACGGTAGAGACGAATGATGCAGACGGTAACCCTGCACTAGGTATCCGTATCCGCGATAAATCGATTAGCTCGACAATGCCTACAGTCACAACCGAACTACCAGAACGATCCGGCTTTGTATCCGGTTTACCGCAACAGGTTAACGAACGCGGGTTTACCCAGTCCGGCAAACGCCCGGATGCCCCCAAACCGATGCCAATTGACGAGCGCAATCCTCCGGCCGAGTTTAACGATGAGGTGCCGTGGTGACTAGCGCACAATTCGAACGGGCTGTGGCTGGCTTTACCCGGGCAGCCGATTTCCTGATAGCGCAGATTAAGGAAGGAGGTTGGCGCAAGTTCAGCGCCAACTACCTGCGGGAACACTATCGGGCTGTGACGGGCGATGAATTCACGAATACCAATTCACCGCGCGTGCTGCAGGAAGTGATCAAGCGCCGTCCTGACCTTGGCAATTGGATTGTGATCAAGTCATGACCACCGCGCCTCGCTACATGAGCCTAGAGACGCTGGCGGCCGCCTTGGACGTTGGGGAATCCACCATTGAGGCATGGGTTGGCCAGGGCAAATTCCCGGCACCAAAGCGGATAGGTCCCAACGGCATGAGACGCTGGTCATGGGCTGAGGTGCAGCGCACAATAGAAGGACCGCAGGATAATGCGGCTGACGTGCTGGGGAGGATTAGGAATGCGACGCGGGAGGAAGTCTTACGACGGGATCAACGAAGGGGTATTCGCGGGCGTGATCAAGGCGTATCTGGCCTCGCCCAAGTTTCAGGGACTGGCGCCGAACACCAAGCGGAGCTACCGGAGAGCCCTATTGCTGGCGGAACATCAGGATGGGCTCGGCTCGATCCCAGTCGATGAGATGCGGCCAGCCTTAGTGCAAGCATTTCTAGACGGCTTGGCGGGCCGCCCGGCAGCCCAACAAAAAGCCAAGCGTGTTCTGAAGGCACTGGAAAGCTGGGCGATAGTACGGGATTTGCTGCCGCGGTCAATCACACAAGGTACCGAGGCGCCAGGATCAGACGGAGGACATGAGCCATGGACAGACGAGCAGGTGTCTGTTGGGGAGATGGTTTCTGTGACACACCTCTCGCATGCCATAACTTTGGCTGCGAATACTGGCCAACGTGGCAGCGATCTTGTGCGCATGCGGTGGACCGACATCGAGACGGTGGGCGGCCATCCGGGAATCAATGTGACCCAGCAGAAGACAGGCCGGAAACTATGGGTGCCGTTCACGCAGGCACTGATAAGCAAGATTGAGACATGGGAGCGCCGGCCAGGCTACATCCTGGTGCGTCCAGATGGAACACCGTATGTGCGGGATATGCTGACTAAGGCTTGGTACTGGGAGAGGGTCCGCAACCCGGCGCTAGAGCCGCTGCGTCATCTGCACCTGCATGGCTTGCGCGCCACAGCCGTAGTCAGGCTACGCCGGGCCGGCGTCAGCATAGCCCAGATTTGCGATGTGGTGGGGATGTCGCAGCAGATGGTCGCGAGGTATTGCAGGCTCAGCGACCAAAGAGCGAATGCTATAGCTGCTATGGAGCAATTGGAGGGGCGCGTTATCAAATTGGAGAGGGAGAGGAAATGATGCAGGTCAGGCCAGAGGAAACACAGCACTGGAAAATGGGATATAATCAAGCGTGGGAAGAGGCGTCACGAGATATAGACCGCCTCCGCGCGGAGAAGGCGGAGTTGGAGGCCGAAGAGCCCGGAACCCCGCTAGGGCGTCTTAAAGCCATTGCCGACTTTGCTATCTCAAAGGGGTGGTGCACTGGGGCCGAATCTAAACCAGCAGAATTGTTCGTTATTGAGCGCGCCGAGAAGACTAAGGCAGAGCTAGACCGCCTCCGCGCCGAGAATGAGGAGCTGCGACACCGGCTTATTCATTCCCTAACATGCGAATTAGAAGAGCATGAAATAGCAGAATATCGCAATTATCTAGATAAAACCGCGAACTCGATGAAGATCGCAATGGCAAGTTTCCCCGTAAAAGGTGACTGAAGCCTTAGTTGTAGACAGTCAATTAGGATAGCTACGCCGCTCGGCTAGCAAGTGAGACGAAGCCCACATGACCAAACCCACGTCCGATTCCATTGATTGTCTGGACCGCTTAGCCTCATGCGCGGATTGCCATTGGGTCGGACGATCAGGCAAATTGATTGCTGGGGATAAGCTTAGGTGCCCGAAGTGCCGTAGCGACAGCGTCGGCTATCACATTGCCGACCGTTCGGAGACAATCCAATGACCCAACCCAGCCCAGATGACCTGCCGCCAGGACCGTACCGTATAGACGGCCATACGGTTCTCACCGAAGATGGAACAGTCTTTGCGTGGGCGCACGGTAAGACACCAGAGCAAGGTTATGCCATCGCCCGCGCAATTGCCGCGATATCGGAGCGGATGGAGCAGATCAATCAGCTTGCCGCCCAATTGATTGAAGCTGAAAAGTACAACGGCTGGCATCAGCAGGCTGTGTTGGAGATCGACCGCCTCCGCGCGGAATTGGAGCAATGGCGACGACTAAAGCCGGAAAACGAACGCCTGCGAAAGGTTAATGAAGAACATAAAGAGGAGATCGACCGCCTCCGCGCGGAGAAGGCGGAGTTGGTAAAGAATGCGCAAGCAGTGGGCGCTTATGCTAGTGCCATCGAAGCTGCCACGATAGAGCGGTGCGCTAAATTGGCGGATGCTCATGACCCATTCGAAGGGGGCACAGAGATACCTGTTGGCGACGCCATCCGCGCTCTCGCCAAGGAGAACGAGACGGATGGTAAATGATGGCTAAGGTATTGCCCGATGCTTCGATTGTACGATGCAAAGCTTGTGACGGTTCTGGTGTCGTTCCCAGAACATATGAAACAGAGCTAGACCGCCTCCGCGCGGAGAAGGCGGAGTTGGTGATGGCGCTAGAAGACTTGCTCAATCTCAAACAAGGTTGTCATGAGAGGGCTGATGCCATTCTCGCCAAGACGAACGAGACGGAAACAGACGCACAGGAAGCTCTGCCAACAGCTGCCGAAGTCCGAGGAATTCTCAAATGATTTCAACGTTGGCTGGTCCTCGGCTGGGATCGGCAAGATAGAAAAATATGAATGGACTCATTGGCTTGAGAGAAGATCAGAAATTAAAAGGTACCCAGAATGAGGACACGGCCCACATGACTTCCCGTGAACAGACCCTATTAGGGGGTGCAATTTGCCTTCGTCCTAATGAAGACGGCAGCTTTGATGAACTTCTCATGTGCGATGGAGAGAAGTGCTTGGTGCATGCCGAGATGATGGACAACAAGTCGCTATGGATCGGGTTCTATCCTGGCGGCGACATCCCACGCGTGTGCATGTGGATTAGAGCAAAGGGTAACCTGACAGTCCGAGCAGAGGAGGACTGACCACATGACCCAACCCAGCCCGGACAAGAAATCTAGCCTTAGTGAAATAGCCAAACGTATTCGAGATAATATACCGGACACCCAACCCGGCCCCGAGGATGACCTGCCGCCAGTACCGTGGACTGTGCGACAGTTTGAGCACGCTTGGGAGATACGCGCAGCCGATGGCGGCTTAATCTGCTTTGTGCAGAGTGAGCCCCTTGCCCGCGCCATTGCCGTGATACCGGAAATACAGGCGCAGATCGGTATCCTGAAAGCTGAAATCGATTGGCATTGTGGCGAGCTAGGCCGCCTACGCGCAGATAATGCGAAGCTGCTGATAGCGCTAGAATCTTTCAGCAAGATAGACGATTCGGAATTCGACCGCATCAGGGAGCTAGGAGCGGAGCGAGACCAACTTCGCGCGGAGAAGGAAGAGTTAATCGAAATTCTGGCTACCCGCACGACGCATCCGGAATATATGGAACTGCTGAGACGGTACAAGCCAGAGAACAAGATGGAGGAGTGATGTTCACCCAAAAGCAGATTGATGCGGCGGTAGAGGCATTGCGTAAAGAATGTCTATCTGTATTCGGCAGCACATGGTCGTATGACAATGCATGGCGCTTTGCCAAATCTGCCCTAGAATCTGCGGAGGCAGAAGCATGGCAGCCGATCATGACGGCGCCTAAGGATAACGATATATTGCTGGCGTTACCAACTCGTCCAGATAATCCCAGCGAAGGGTCATACTGCTTTTCTGTTGCCTGCTGGGACGAAGCAGGATGGATATCGGAAGGTTGTACCTATAACGCTGCCCTTCCCACCCATTGGCAGCCACTACCGCCGGTACCTACCGCTGCTGCATCCGATCCAAAATCGCAAATACACGAGTGAATGTCTCATCCGTACGCTTGGTGTTAGCAGTCTGCGCTTCACGGATAGACTGAATCTGATCCTTCTGGACCGCCACAATTGCAAGGGCGTCCTTGATTTTGTTGATATCCTCTTTTGTATCTTTCAAGTCGTCCCTCGCATCCTTAAGATCGGCCGAATGGTGATCAAACCTCTCTCCAAGACGGCCAAGCCTTACCAGGATCATCGCCGCTGACCCCAGGATACCGGCACCCTCAATCAACAACCGTACCTCATCAGGGATTGCCATACTGTACCTTATTGCTCACTTATGTCGCGGCGGTGCTTGTAAGCGATCAGATTGGCCCATATCTTACAAATCCACATAGGTTTACCGCTCTCCCTATGCAGGAAGATAGCCATATCATCAATCGTCGGCAGACGAGCGGCTTGCTTCTCCAATCTTTCCCGCTCTCTGTGGGTGATCATGATAATTCATTGATGGATGATGAATCCGAAGTCATGCCAGCCGAGCAATCCAGTCAAGATATGCAGTAACAAGCCGCCTCCCCAACCAAAGTTGGCTTGAGACCAAGGGCGCCCATAACCCCAGAATAGGAGAGAAAAAAGCCATACAATCCAAAAGATCATACCAATTGACATGGCGCTACTCCTTCGTCGTGTCCCGTGCTTTCTGATCCACCTGACCCTCTCCGAAAGATATTTTCTTCTCAGCGGCGACTAGAGCATCCTTCATGCTGTTGGTTGCAATCTCCACCTGCCTGGTCAACTGATGAGTTTTCCAGGCCATATAAGCGGTGCCGGCATTAAAGACAGCTATCGCCACCAGAATGAGATCGTGAATAAAATCTGCGTCCATGACTTCAACTATTGGCCATCGATTTCATATCGTTGATCAAGTCCGTGAGATTCAGACCTCTGGGCGTTATCGTCTGCTGCACGTTGAGCCAGTCCTTAGACACCTGGCACACCACCTCATCGCATGATGCCTCTATGAATGTCGGCGTAATGGCCTGAACCTTTCCCCACGTCACAGCAAGATAGTCGCCGGCAGAGTTGCGGCCAATGACCGGCACATAATGGCCGCCGTCTACCACCGCATCCGGTACTACATCCCACGGCTCGTTGTGATCATACTGGTCCTGTTGGGCGTCAGTCATCCGCAGGCCAACACCACACGAACCGAACAAGTACGCGGCCTCCGCTATGTACGGAACTCCAACGCTAACGAAACCGAGTATCTGATGACCAATGAAGCCATTGTCCTTCCAGTACTGGCAGGCTTCAACCATGTCAGTGCCCTGGTCGGTTGATGGGTCAGTCGGATCATATCCCGTTATTTCGCTGTAAATTCCAAGGACTTGGCTATCCGTGAAATTGACTGAGATGCCACCTGTAGCAGCCCACATCTTCACTTGATGTGCGAATCCAGCAATGACGCAATCACCTACGTTGTCATTGCCCAGCATGCCCCATTGCATGGTATTCCATGCCTTGAGGTTGCCGAACTTATTCGGAACCGAAGGTAGATTTGCCTTATCGAGGTAATCCCGCAGCTTGAGTTTCATCGCTCCAGGTCTGGGAGGCTTCTTGCCGTATTTGAATTTCATGGCGATCACCTAGAAGTTAAATTTCACCACACCGCGGTACATATTGCCTAGGCCAGGACACACGCCACTTAAGCCACCGCCAAAGCACGCCCCTGTAGTCCTGACCTGATACTCGCCATACACGTCAGCCACAACGCCGTTGCTCAGACGACTCCATGCCCCAATTTGAAACGCTGGAGACACTTCCCAAACTCTATTGGTTGTGAAGGGATTACCGGTATTCGGATCGATGAACTGCGAACTGACATCCTGGAAATGCCCAGCAAGGGCTGCGTAAGGAACTGGCGTGCCGGTAGTCACACCAACAGGTAGGATGGGAAGGCTCGGCACGGCGATATTGCTGAAGCCAAACTGACCTAAGAACGATGCGATCGCAGCGTTGCCATATCCAGCGCGGATCATCCCATCGAGCGGCCCCGACAGGGAGAACCCGTTGGTTGCGCCATTGAGATTGGCGAACCAGATAGTTCCTTCCACGAACCACAGCGAGGTGGGACCAGTGGCACAGGTGTAACCAAATCCCGCACCAATCTCGCCCTGCACCACAGATGCGCCAGGAACAGGTGAATTACTTACCGGTCCAGCCCCACCAGCGGCCCCAACCGTCATATAGGTTCCGCAGCCAGTTGCAGGAATGTCACGAGGCAAGAATGGTGCCTTCGTAGGTAGATCAGCCGCGACCGCCGACCAGGAAGCCAGAGCAAACGCCGTAGCGAGAAGAAGCTTTTTCATATCCGTTTTCCTTTCAGCCGATCGAGCCAATCTTCCTTGCGGGGATAGAGAACCCGTTCCACATCCGCCCTTATGATCGCAACGCACACTGGGCACCCCCACGAATGTCCGGTTCGGCTTTCAAACCGGACATACCGCTTTTGATGCTTCTCGCAGAATAAAGGGGTTCGCAGTGGCATAAATGGCACAGAGGCTTATTTCTCTATTGAGCCGATGAAACTTTGACTTGGTACGCATCTTCAGATGCCGCCTTGACAGCAGAATCCACAGGATGGGTTATCGTGATGACCTTCTTGATATCCGGCATGGCTGTCACGGCAGCAATTTTGGCGCTGGTCGAATGTGCAAAGAACGACCACAACGCAGCCGCAACCGTCAGGACTGCCGTGCCAACATCGGCAGAGGATTCACCAGGAATGTATCCCTTGCCTACAGCCCATGCGACCGCAGATGGAACAGCTATTTTGAGCATGCCTAAAAATTGGTCTTGGTTCATGTGATTAAATCCCCCTTTTTTGGGAACCACGAGGCCTCCGCATCCCTGCGCTCCTGCAAAGCCTTGAGCACTTTGCCCCCGGCTTTGTCGTACTGCAGAAGATGAACCTTTGCTTCGTCCCAGTTCTGTAGTTTCACTTCTTCACCAAGCCCGGAATGCATCCAGGCAGTACCAGTATTAAATGTCAGATCGATGAGAGCGTTCTTGACGCCTTGCGGCATGGTTGGTTGGAAATGCATTATCGAACCCTGTGCAGCGTCCAATTCAATGCTCAGTCGCCGCTCAGCTTCAGCTTCGGTAATGACTTCATGCGGATAGTGCGCCCGCGTCCCATATCCGTTGGTCCATTGCTGATAATCCCACGTAGCTACCTGAGTGAAACCTTCGAAGCCTTTGACAGCTGCAACCAGCGCAGCATCTAGAAGGTTTGTCGCATCAACCCTCGGCATCAATCATAGACCCAGTTTGTCCCGTTGCAGGAAACCAGGCTATTGACAGTGGTTGCGCCCGCTCCCGCGACGATTAAATGAAAGGTAGGGGCGGCACTGCCCACGGTATCACTGACGAACGCCGTAGAGCCCTTAGCAGCCGCATTGCACACCGGTAAGCCTGCAATCGTGGAAGGGATCGGTAGATACTGCACATTGCTCGTGTTGCCGCCGGGTGACATCACCATCTTGTTTGACTCGAAGCAGGATAGATTGGCTATATTCGGACAGGTGGCGCCATTGGTCTCTATCAGCCCATAAACGTAATTGGGTTTGTCGCCCGCGGTAGGTGTGCCGAGGTTGGCGAACGATCCCATGCAGTGATTGGGGCCAGGATCGATCCCAAAGAACACGTTGCTTACCGGGAACGTATTAACCGAACTGTAATCAAAAAGGACTGCTGTGCAGCCTGTCCCGCCACCGAATACAATCGTATTGTAGAACTGATTGGAATCTGCCCGCTGTACTTGAATGCCGATCATCGTGGTATTGACCAACGGCAGCAATATCTTCGTATTGGTGAAAATATTGGCAAAGCTAACGGAAGTTGTGTCCGTGACTTCACCGGTCAACAGGATGCCAGTTGCATTAGCGATGTTTGGCATAGAAATGATGTTGTTCTCGAAATGATTTGTTTCGGCATTGGAGTCACCGAAGATGCCCCCCTGCGGAACAGTAGCTAGCTCGATGCTGTCCTGACAGTTGTTGAATACGTTGTTTCTTATTTCTGCGCCCTGTAACGAGATCGTATTCAAGCCGACCGATGTGGCCACCAGATTGCAGTCAATGAACAGGTTGCGAATGCTCAATCCCTGATAGGGTCCAAATACGTTGATCACCCCAGTACTACCGCTGCCGCCCCAGAGAATGCGGCAACCACCTGTGCCGGACATCCCACCAAAGAAGGACGTTGACAGTGGATTAGACGCACAATCCAACACCATTCCATTGTTAGTGGAAGCCGCGCTGGATGATCCGTTCCCGATCGAAAGTGAGGTGTTTACCTTGCAAATGCGCCCTGATGGAAACAGAACCGTTCCGCCGCTGGAAGATACTGAATTCATCGCGTTCTGAATGGCCGCCGCATCATTGGTAACGCCATCGCACACAGCATTGAACGGGAATTGATTGACGGCTATCGTCTGAGGCGAAATAGAACCCGGATAGGTCTGCGCAAGCAATAGCGCCGCGATCCCCGCCACGGATAGCAGGGCGAGCCATTTTCTCAACATCTGATTACTCCACAGCCCAGCCGATATTGGTGCCGTCATTGAACGGAACGAGCGTCACGGCCATACGATTTTGATTAAGTGTCATGCCGCCGACCCCATCAATCGTGTCGCCAGCAAATGCCGTGACGTTCAACGGATGCGCCACGAAATTAGCCCCAACGTCCTTGAACGTAACAGCCAATCCAGCCCGGCTAGAAGCTTGCGGCAATGTGCAGGATGGTGTTCCTGCCGAGATGTTGACATTGAGGATTTGATCGGTAGGGCCAACCGTAATCGGGCTTGAGGTAACACTGCGTTGCGTTCTTACTTGAGCCGCCTGCGTAATCAGGTTCGGCAACGATATCTTAAGCCATGCCTGCGCAACGTCATCCCAAACAAGCACATAGTCCGTTGCCACAAGACCGGGGTTGGCCGTGTTGATAATCCGGCCATTGGCGCCGATCGTCCAGACGCCGCCGACCGTCTTGGCAACCGTGATCGGGCCAGAACCGACAACCATGGCCGGGAATGGAACCTGCGTATTTATTCGTATGTTGGCGGGTGCGACCATCAGAATATTGCCTGCCAGTTAGCTTGTGACTGCTGAGTGCCTGGGATCATGGTAAGCACGCCGCCAAAGTAGAACGGCTGCGATCCGATCAGAAACTGCCGAGTGTTTACGCTATCGCTTCCGATCATAGCAGCTTTGAACGTTCCAGGCTGATTGTCCGTGCCGAACATGCTGGTGCTGCCGAGAGTCGAAATGATCGATGCCGGTATAAGGATTTGCACCACGTTGTTGCTGATCAGCGATAGATAGCCATTGGCGAAGTTGGCCTGCAGCAGTGGCCCGAGATCGTCTGGGACGCCCCAGTCCCACCAGGTCTGATAACCGTCCCCAACGTTCCGTGCACCGCCGCGCCTGATTTCGAACTGAAACAACCATCCAATCTGGACCGTCAGAACACCGGTACCGGATGCATAGGACACTACGTAGCCGATCAGGCTGTTTAAACCCGTGGCCGTATCCTTCATCTGAACGGGAAAGCCCGGGCTAATGGCAAGACTGGCACCGACCGTCAAAGACAATGCGGTCAGGTTATTGCTATTTATAATAGGAAACGTGGGAATTGTAATAGACGTGCTGGAACTGGTAACGATCCCGCCGGCCACAACAGTCCAAGAAGATGCCGTAAATGGAGTTCCGGTATTGGCCAGCGTAATGCCAGACAGGTCAATCGGCAGCAGCGTATCGTCATCGAAGGCTGCCAGCGTAAGGAGGTAGTCTTCCCGGTTGCTAAACGGTGGAAGTCGCGTATCGATCTGCCACATGGTTCAGAGCTTCGCGTACCAGCTGCCCATAATGAAGGGCTGCATCTGATTGAAGGGCGTCGATGAACCGTTATTGTTGACTGTGGTCGATGTCGTGATATTGGCAAAGCCGGTCTGGATATTGGCAAATCCCGTATTGATAGAGAACGTATCGCCTAGTGATATGGTTGATCCGCCAACCGTATCTGCATTAGGCCCGGTGCCCCGCGTGGCGAAGTGGGTATTACCACTTCCTGTGCTAAAGCCATGACCGTGACCGCTGTCACTATGGCCGTGGCCGCTATCGGACGACGAAGAGCTTGCAGAATGATTGTGCGTTACCAATTCACTTAACGACATCGTGTGCAATGCTTCGCCGCCGCTTGCCCCTGGCGTCGTTACACCATCCCCACCGCCGCTTGTAACGTTCTGATTAAAGATGCGGCCAGCTGCCGTATTGCCCATGTCGTCAACGCCCATGGGACCGCGGCCGCGCCAATCAGGAAGTTGGAGAGGCTTGCCGGCGTTGAAATCGGCCAGAGCATTGGCGCCAAGACCGCCGGTGACCGGACAATGGTTGGCTGAATTGGATGTGGGCTGCGAGCAATTCGTCCAGAAATAGACGTACAAAGCTTGCGTATCAGCATTGGCGCGCTGGGTTGCCCCGGAAATCGCATTGCCGATCGTCTGGGCGTTCATCTTGACCCAGCCCGTCACGAACTCCTGTGTCATCCTGAACTTGATGTCACCGGTTGACAGGACCGTCGTTGGATCGACCGACCCGCCACCACCACCGCCCGAACTCGGACCAATGACCAGAGCGTTCGGAATGTCGAACTGGACAACGCCATTTGCGTCCGTTAACCGGGCGTGTACGGCGCCGTTAGCGAGGTAAAATAGTGGGATGCGGCCGTTGGCATCCAGGGTTAAAGGCCATGGATTCGTCAGCGTAAGCCCTGTATCCTGGAATGACTGTTGCACCGTGGCAACAGTGCCGACCTGGTAGAAGTACAGCAGGCCGCCCTGTAATGGCGTGCCGCATGCGTTCGTAAACGTCTGGCAATTCGTAAAGCTGAACTGTTGTTGCAGGGCGATCGGCAGAGTGCCTTGCGCTTGAGCCAAGGAAGGCAGAAGCAGAGCGAGGAATGGGAGGAAGCGCCGCATGTTGACCTTCATAGTGTGCATAGCGATCTACGGTGCCGTGATATCCGTCGTATGCGGATGTCTATCGACCTGGGTTGAGTGTTTTAGAACTCGTGGGATGTACAGTGATGCGAAGAGGTTCTCGCTTTTCAACCGTAGACCCACCTACAAGCCCAGCAGCTACAGCCGTGACTCTAGCGGCCGCCTGAGACGCCGAGTACGGGTCCATGGAAACGATCTTCTTGAAGACGCCAGCCGACCGCGGATCGGTAATGATCTTGGCAAGATCAGCTAGGTTGTTGCCAGTCTGCCACTTGCCCCACATTTCGTGGGCAGCGTGCCACCATTCACCAGGCGAGGCAGCAGTCTTAGCGATGTTCCCCAGAACCTGCCCGGTCGCCATCCCATGCAGCTCAGCCTCATTAAAGGCGGTCTTAGAGCCAATCGGCTGCCGCCATCCAGTCGCACGCGTAATGTCAAGGAACCGCTCAATGCCGGGCCATATTTGCTTACCATTGGGTAGAGCTTCCACGGCAGCCCTGAAATTCTCAGCTCTGGCAGTTTCAATCAACGGATTGCCGGTTATCCGCTTGGCAAATTCAGCACCCGAGAATTGTGACGTTTCAGGACTTCGACCGGCAGCGTTGAATGCTTCTTCGAGCTTTCCCTCGACATGAGCGCGAACCAGCTGCCGCGCTGCCTCTGGATTTTTGCTCGATAAGGCAGATACGGTGGTAGACACTTCTTTAGCGCTTCCCGCCAATGGCTTATCCGGGAACAGCGCATTGATAGCCTTTTGGGTGGTAATGTCCTTATCGGCAAGCTTACCAAGTGGGCCTTGCAATAGAGGTTCTAGATAGGTTTCGCGGTAATGAGCCTGAGCACCTAACGCCGTCGCATATTCCGGACTAGCGTTTATGCCTATCTCGCGGGCCGCAGCCGCATCACTGCTGTATCCTGCAGCTCTCTGCATATTGGGATTCTGAGCAAGTGGACGAGCTGCATTGGTTGCCTGCTGATCGAAGTATTTCTTTACCTCATTGAGGAACCCAACGCTATTCGCAGGTAGTCTGGCAACGTAGCGGTTAAGCTGAGGATCACCCCGCACGGCCTTGACTGCCTCATCCCAACCTGGGAGAGCAACCACCCTCTGCATTTCTTGGGGTGTCAAACGAATGTTGGCGGCCCGATCATAAAAGGGCTTGGTTTTCTGATTTATCGCCTCGCGAACATCGTTTACAGCACCCTCAGCCGCCTGCCCGGCCTGCGGACCAATAGTAGATGGCTGAGCGTTCGGCGGAGCAATGCCGGTCGCTACATTCTCACCAGCTTGCGCAATCTCGGCAGGGCGATCACCTAGCGTCTGTTGCATCGTGGCACGGGTCTGCTTCGATGCCTCCAGAATGCGCTGTGTATCATTAAGTACAGGCTGGCCGGTTACCTGCGATAGAGCTTCAGGCCAGGTCAGCCTTACACCACGTGCATTAGCGTCTCGAATGAGCGAATCGGCGGAGTTGACAGCAGCCTCATCCACATACTCCGGTAACTGCGCTCTAATAAACCGCTCCGCAGTTCTGGGCTGACTGACAAGACCTCCAATGCCGCCAACGCCAAGAGCGGCCCCAACCCGAGCCCACGTCTCTAGTCCCGTGCCTTGAGTGGCCTCTCCAGCAGCTTCCGCAGCAAGACCAGGCGCAACGCCGTATCGCAAAGCATTCCTAGCTACGCCGCCGCCGCCTAGAACGGCAGCCGGAACAAATTCCGTAGCCGACTGAGCATACCTACCAGCACGGGTTTGCGGTTCATAGAATGGCCCCGTCTTTTGTTCGACAGCTCCTCGAATATCAGCAGAGCTTGGGAGCGGAATATTCCGCATCCCCTTAGCTTCTTCCCTGGCCCGGTCCTTTTCAGCAGCCTCTTTGCTCATCAGGCCATAATCGACAGCCTTGCCACGCAGATAATCAGCCGCATGTGGCAGAGCAGCTGCCAGATCGCCGGGCAATCCAGGGATGCCTATGGCACCCTTGGCCAGACCAATACCAGCCGACTTAGCTACATCCTCTGCCGTAGAAGGTTGCGGGCCGCCAAAATGCTGGCTCATCACGCTGTGAATTGTACCGGGCTCAGTCCCTTCCGGAAATTCAACAACACTGCCATCAGGACCCTGCACCTCGATTGGCATCACATGGGCCTTAAGCCACCATCAGGCGACCATTGGAAGCGCTTGTTACCAGAAGATTGACCTTGCTGTGCCGGTTGGCCCTTGATCTCATCCAGAGTCTTCAAATGCGGAGGCGGCAGTTGGTAAATTCTTTGCATCCGCTCTTCAGGCGAAAGCCGGGAGTCAACCGCGATTTTACCAATTTGTTCTTTATACTGAGAAATCAACTTTAGATTTTCACCGGAAATCGCTCTGCCTTCTTGCGTTGTCATCAGGCCACCAAGAGACGCTTTGAACGCCGTCAACTCTTGCTGCATCAACCGACCGGAACCAATAGGCCGCAGCTGCGGAGCCATATAGTCAATGGCTCGTTCATAAGCCTGGATGTCGCTGAGCCCCTTTGTTTCGATGCCGTAGCTGCCCAATTTGCTCTGAATTTTAGGAATGACACCGTAAGGAACTTTTGCCCCAAGTTTGTTGATCTCATCAATTTGAGCTGCGTGTCCTTTCGCTTCCAGACCCTCCAAGGCAAACTGCTTAAGGTCGGCAGCATATCCCTTCTGCTCTTCTGTGAGAGATTCCTTGGCCGCTGCAGCCCGTGCTATAGCTGGATCAGTTGCCCTTGCCCATTCTTCTCGTTCCTTACGCTTTTGATTAGCGGCCTCTTGCTGATCCTTCGCCTGTCTTGCATAGGATTCAGCCTGTTCTTTATTCAGACCTAAAACTCTCGATTGATTATATCTTCTATCGGATAACTTTTCATGGTTTTCAATTTCTGCCTCTGTTGGCGGCTGATAGCCACCAGATTGCTGCGGAGCTTGCGGTGCACGAGCAGTATCTTTGGAAAGCCGTCGCTCAACGGTCTGACGCGGCGATTGAGCAGAACTGCCACCAGTGCCGGATGGCGTTATTTCATTGCCTGTCCCAGCCTGCGCAACGGGATTGTCACCTCCACGATCAGGAGACGCACCGCCTTGTCCACTGGAATTGAACTTCAGCATGGCCGCAGTAGCCGCACTGGTCTGGCTAGGAGATAATGACTCCATATCCAGGTACGGCTTGAACCTAGGGTATGCAGTTAAAAACGCGTCAAGGTCCGTTCCAGACTTAGCAGCAATCCTGTTCAGCGCACCAAAATCATTACCGGCCGTTTGCCGCGGTTGATTGCCGAAATCTCCGTGAATGTTTGACGGGCCGGCGGCTGCATTCGATGTTCCTGGACCGGTATTTGTCTGCGGCTGCTGCGACTGATCTAAAGAATTAGCTGTTTGAGTGGCACTCTGCTGCATGACAAATGGCATCAACTTTGCCGCGTAGTCTGCACCTCCAGTTTGGATAAGCTTATTGGAAATAGCGTTGAAGTCTGGTTGTCCATTAGGAGCAGTGGGGACTCCGTTTTGAAACAGATTTTGCAGCCGCTGCTGTTGCTGAAATTCCTGGCCTTGCTGATACGCAGTACCGAGACCGCTAACCGCATTATTGGTAGAGTTTAACAGGTTACCAAATGCGCTCAAGTAAGCCGGCCCATTCGGCGGACCAGGTAGCTGTACGTTATCCCAAGGACCTGATGCCATAGCTATCAACCAAACCCAAACGTCGGAGATGTTGAATAGTTAAACATTCCACCAGGAGCAAAAGCGCTGGAAATGCCAGAACCTAACCCGCCACCAGCGCCACCTTTAAGAGCGGCACCGCCAAGACCCATCAACCCGCCAAATATAGCACCTGACTGCGCAAGTTGCGCGTAGTCTGATTGAGCCTGAGCATTGCCGATGCCGGCCTGCGTGCCATAAGCCGCCTGTGCCTGCGTGCCCAGGTTCTGATTGATCGCATTGCCGGCACCCATCAGGTTCTGGTTCATATTGCTGCCAAGCGTGTTGTAGTTGGCGGCCAGGTTCTGCCCCAAACCTGTCTGTGTGCCAGCAATGTTCGCAGCGCCGGTGTTCGACGCTCCCAGGAACGGCTGCAGCTGGCTGACGTAATTGTTGTAATTCTGGCTGGCCAAACCCTGTCCCTGAGCCTGCAAGTCAGCCTGCGTAGCGCCGGAATTGAGCGCACCGGTAGCGGCCTGATTGCGCATTACGTTCTGGGAACCCTGATTGAGGGCAAACTGATATCCCGGCAAGTTCTGCAGTGTGTTCTGTGCCGTAGCGCTGCCGTTTGCACCATTCAGGCCAAGCAAGTTTGCGAGCTGGTTCTGGCCAGCAGCGTTCGTTCCCTGCTGGTTCTGAAGCGTTTGCAACGCCCCGCCATAGTTCGTACCAAGCGCGCCACCGGCTGCATTAGCATTGTTCTGCAGCTGACCCTGACCGGCCTGGTAGTACTGATTGATTGCGCCTGTACCCTGCTGCAGCAATGGCACAGCCTGTGCGTAGGCATTATTAAGGCCAGTAATCTGCGCTTGAGCAGCGTTCTGGGCATCTGAATTGCTGAAAATATCAAAAATGCCCATTTACGCCGTCCGTATGTAAACGTTGGCCGGGTTGGCCGCGTCCGTGTAGAGTTGCCCGATAGCCACACCTGCCGCGGCGGCATTGGCGTTCGTAGGCGTACCGACCGCGATCAGCGGCACACTTGACGTGAATTGCCCTGAAACCATAGCCACTAGGCCCCTTACAGCAGCGTCCAGCTTCGGAAAGTACTGCCGCCATGCCAGCGACAGCCTTAGATCGGTGTCAACAATCGGAATGTTTTGTAGTGGCTGCGGGACCGGTTCAGAGGCCATTACTTCACTTTCGGGTCGTCGTCCTGCATCGCACTCAGGAACGGTGCAACACAGTCCGTGTCATCCAACCGCCAGCGCCTTGCCTGCAGTCCTGAATAGCCGGTGTTCTTCACCGATATGCGCGTGCGAAGAGATTTGCCCTGCAAGCCCAGAGAACGCACAACCGGGTTCTTCCAGCTCACGCCGTTATCGTCCGACCAGGAAACAGCAACGGACGGATTCACAATTGCCGCCGTTGCACCCGTAGCGATGCCTGCACCGGTCGAGAACGAGAAATCCGCCCGCGCTACCCGCAACCGGTCGGGGAAGCTATTGACCGGTGCAGATTCGATCCTTCGCAGCTGTGGCGATCCAAATTCCATCAGGACCGTATCGTCAACAAATCCCAGATTGCCGGACTGGGTATCGCCTACGATCCACTTATTGAACGCAGGATGGCCGCCACTGGCCCGCCACCGACCCTGCTGGAATGTCGTCAGGTTCAACGATTGCCGCTCGTTCCACTGCGACGAACCGAGATTGAATTCCCATGTCCCGCCGGGCGATGATAGCACCCAGAATTTCTTGCCCTGGATAATGTAGCAGCTCGCCTCAAGGATATTGCCGGCCGCGTTCTGCTTCTCAACGAGCCTGTCAAGATCGGGCGGGCTAACCTTGGACGGCGCCAGACTGCCATAAGGCAGACGATAAACGCCGTAATCCTGAGCAACCCATAGAAGATCATCAAAGCCAGTCTCGAAACCAGCGATGGCATTTTCTTGCAACAGGCCCCAGTTGAGAACAACCGCGCGGCTATAGGGATATGCAGGAAACGGCTGCGCAGTGTCCTGGAACACCTCGCAATGACCCGTCGTAAACGCAAAGATCAAACCGGAGAAGGCTATAACCCGCTGCCCGACTACATCCGCCTTAGCCGTCAGAACAACGAACGTCAGCGAATTGAACGGCGTCAGAGCATTAATCGGAGACGCGAACAGCGTGCTATTGGCGCTCAGGAAGTGGAAATATCCGTCCTGGAAGCAAACTGACTTGGGCGCCGGAAATGTGCTGACAGCAAGCGCCGTTGGCGGCGTTGATGGTACGCCGGCAGCTTGAAGAACAAAAGGACCGTTGCCAATGTCACAGGCGACAACATCCGGGCCCGCACCGTTCTGGTTTCTGGCTATCGAGACCTTGAGCGTACCCGGCAGTGCGCCCAGTGACGTGACAACGCCGCCGCTGGTGACCGTAGAAGCATTGTTCGCCCAAGTCTCAAAGGACAGGTTGTTGACAACCATCCCACCGCGGTAGCCAATCTGAGCTGTCGTGGCGAACTGCGAAAGCCCAGGGGACCGGTGATAAGCAGCCTGAGAAGGGCCCCCGGGCCCCAATGGCTCAGCATGGCAGTTGATTAAGCGGCCGGCACTCTCTTGTGGCGTCAATCCAGGGAAGCTAGAGAGCGGGAACGGGATAGAAACCGGACCTGTCGGCACTAGAAATATTCCACTCTAAGCCGCTCATAGGTCGGTCTGCCGCGCGTAATCTGCTTGAGCGCCATTGCCCCAGCGCCAGACCCGGGCGGTATGCCCAACCCCTGCTGCTTTAGCTTTGCGTACTCTTCCTGAGTGCCACCGAACTTCGTGGCGCATTCGCCGGCCATGATATCGGCCAATGAGGAGAACCACTCACCCGGGATATTGTTCTGGTCTGGCACGTAGCATATGTCAAGGAACGCAAGCGTCCGAAAGAGGCTGTCCAGCTTCTCGGCAACGTAGTTGTAGTCCTCGACATCTATCGACTGGCCCGGAGCAAGCACGCCAAGGTTCGCGAGCGTTTCGGTGATCAAATCTGCTTCTGACCGGAAACGCCCTGAGATGGCCATGGCTATGCCGCTATGCTGTCGTCACGCTCGTAGGATTCGCTGATCTGCCCTTCATGCGCTTCCGACCACTCCTGGCCCGGAGCAGGCACGACACGGGTATTGATCTTGCGCCGCGCACGCTCGCCATCCACCTCAAAAGACGGATTGGTCCTGGCCATATCGCCCATGAACACCAAAGCTGGGACATGCTTGGTCAGCGTCTCGCCATTCGTTCCTGGGTATTGCTTCGGAAGCAGTTGCTCAATGTGATGCTCGCGATTGGCACGGTCCAGCGTTACCGGCACATTGGCACGGAACAAAACACCATTCCATTTTACGGAATGTGGATCGCCATCATAGGGGCGGTAAGTTACTTGGACGGATTTTGTTGGCTTTGAGACTTCCGATGGAAGCGAAACAGTTTCATGTGAAACAGTCTTAATAGCTGTTTCATTTATCATCCCCTTTCTTGCAAGCCGGTCTTTGCGGAATTCGGCATTTTGCTTACGCGCCGCGATAGTCGCGGCTTGCTTTGCTCTTCGTTCGTCAGTCCAGGGACCAGGCATATTCTCTCCTATGGAATGCTGGCAGGGCGCCAGTCATTGGTTGGCGTTTGATTGCCGCCGCCCTTGCCGATCGATGCGCCGTACACGCGTAAGAAAAATCCACTCGTGCCGGTAGTTATTTGAAAAGTGGCGTTGGCAGACCCTTGCATTGTCTCACCAACAAACGGATATATATTAATGGTGTTGGCGCTGTCATTGATGACAAACACCATGCTGGAATCCGCCTCACCGGTCAGCATCTGCGGAAGAACAAACGATCCGGTGTTGACCGATTTGGTGACACGATTGACGTTGCCGGTCAGCCTAGTCGCCGCATTTTGCGTAGCAACAGCAACTCCAACCAACCCGTCATAAACAGGGAATTGATTCTGACCACAGGCGATCAGAAGGGCATCGTTAGCAACAGTCATTGATCACTCCATGGGGTAGCGCCCGGGAGCCTGAACCCCCGGGCTTCGCACCTGCGTGCGGGATAATTAGCAGGCAGTGGCCGTTGAGTTCATCGGAACATCGGTGCACTGACCATCATTGGGTGCGGCGTATTCAATTACGAATACTGCAAGCCCAGCTGCCGGTGCAGAACCGGTAAACGACAAGGTTGCCCACACGTCAAACCCGCCATCACCGCCGGTCTGTGTAGCGCCATTGCCGACACCGGAACCATTGCCGACGCCGGCATTGGCCGCAACAATGGTTGCCGTGGTCGCATTGATCGCGGCCTGGAAGCCAGTCAAGGCTGCCATGATGTTCGTGCCTGCACTGGTAGTGCCAAGCGCAATCAGATTGGTGGTGCTGCCAAAAGCGGTCACGCCCTGATAGTTAATGCGCAGCAGATACGCATTGTAGGGCAGAGCGCCCACCTTAATCGAACAGTTGCCGACCGGAACGCAAGCATTAAACGGTATTGAGAACCGCAGATAGTGCGTCTGCTGTGTCGGAAACTTCCTAGGCGGATAGTTCGCCGGGACGATAAGGGCGAGCGCCGGCAGAATGCAGGTCGCAACGCCAGCGGCAAGAAAAGCGCCAGACAACAGCCCGGCGCCAAACGAGCCCCAAGAGAGCTTTCGCATGTGATTTCTCCTGATTTCCACGATCAGCTATCGGCCGCCGAAGCGAAGTAGCCGGTGAATACGCCCCATTCCCTATAGTTGTTCGTGGGGTTGAGTTTGGCGATCTTCTTCATGCCGTAGGCCATCATGACACCAACGCCCCGGAAGAACTGGTAGTCATCTTCCTTGAGGAACGTGGGCGTGGGCATCCTGCCCCAGCACCAGGCCATAGCGCCTTGACCGCACAGGAACACCGGAGCGATCTGGATCGAGCTGGCACCGGCGGTCGTATAGGTGGTCGGCAACCGGATATCCATCTCGGGGATTTCCCGGATGATCATGCCGTTGTAGAGCAAATCGCCATCCTGGAAGAGCGGATTGGCGTCCAGGCCATCGCCTTCACGGGGACGGGATTGCGTATTTGCCGTGATGATCGTGGTATCGTTCTGTAAATCGCGGAAGCAATTGCTGCCGACGAACACGATGAAGTACTCACGGCCATTCTTGAGCTTGTAAGGCCGAATGCGCGGATTAGCCTTCTTGGCAAGACGCTTCATCTTGGCAAGCGCCGCCGCCGATAGCGTCATGGCCGACGTGACGTTAGCCGCACTGGTTGCCCAGTTGCCGGCCGACAGGTTACCCTGGGCGCCGCCGAACAGCACCCGATCAGCGTTGTCGGTTATCCATGTATTGCGCTGCGCAGAAGTAGCAGCATCAAACAGAGCACCGTTGACGCGCTGGCCGTTATTAGTACCAAGGCCCGCAGGAGCGGTAGATGCGAGCGGTACAGCGTAGAACGTGTCAATAATCTCATCACGCTGCAGTTCCTTGCCCCAATCGTCCAGCAGCGGCCGAGCCTGGCCGAACAGGTCGATGGAGGATTTCTGCTCTTCCGAGCGCGGAATGCGTACGGCGTTACGAGCCCAGTCGATCCATGCCCTGTCGCCATAATTGTCGATCGCCTCTTCGTTGCCGACCAGCGTACCGGTGGCAATCGGCTGGTTCTTCAGCCTGGCAACCAACGGGATGTTGATCTGCTCGCCGCCCTTCTTAAGGTCCGGAATCACCCGGATGATGGCGGTCAGTTCGGCGCCGATATACGGCGAGAACAGGTTTTGGCGGATGTATTCCCGATAGACTTCCTTCCGGAAGACAATCAGTTTGTTGTTAGCAGAAACGGTAGTGACGGCCATTGTAGGTCATCCTTGAGCACACAGACGACCTTCCGGCCGTCCGATTAGTCATCAAAGGCCGAGTCGAAGATTTCTCGTTCTATCGACCGTGAAGTTGCAGCAGTGTCACGGCTGGTTCTGCCGTCTCTGCCGCGGTGAGATGTGCCGCCGGTTGCACCATTGAGGGATGGGGGAAGTCGTACGCGCGTATTTCCGCCGTTCACAGCATCGTTGCGCATGCCTGAAATCAGCTCTTTGCGGAAATCAGGATCGGCCAACAGCTCGTCACGCAGCTTTTGCCGGTATGCAGTCGGATCATTGCCGATCTCATGCAACAGACTTTGCTGCTGGTGCCACTTCATCAGTTCACGCCCCGGATTGGGAGCGTTCCAAATGCGTTGCACATGAGCCATATCGGCCGGACTCTGCGGATTCAGGCTATTGATCGCCTTGTAAGCCTCTTGGAACTTGTCGCCGTGTTGCTCGGCGGCATCCGCAAGACTCATATTGACACGATCAAGCTGAACCGCATTCATGATCCGCGTACGCTCAGCCGCTGCCCAGCCTTCCGGGTCGGCAAACATGTCCGGACCCTGCTGCTGTGGCGGTTGCTGTTGCGGAGGTGGCTGCTGATATCGGTTGCGCTCTAGAGCTTCAATTCTGACGCGTAATTCACGTGCTTCAGCTTCTGCCGCTCTACGGGCTTCAGCCTCTTCACGTAACCGGCCAGGCGGGATACCCCGCTGCTGTCGCTCTTCCTGCTGTGGCTGAGGCTTTTCCGGCGGTGGCTCATCGTCATATTCGCCTTCGCCTTCCTCCGGAATGTCATCCTCTTCATCTTCCTCGGACACGTCGTCATCAACAACGTCATCGGAGTCCATTTCCTCAAGGGAAGTGTCCCCGTCGTTGTCGTCTGGCGCATTGTCAAAGGCAGAATCGTGGATTTCCTGCTCAGTTTCAGCAATCGCTTCACCGATCAGCGCGCGTTCTGCTTCCTGGTACAGTTCCTCATTGGTCTTGGCGGGCATGGTTCCTCAAGATTTCGCTTTGGGGATTAGCGGGGCGGACTGATATCGCTCAGACCGGGAAGCGGTGCCTGATATCGCTCAGGCGGGCGAAACCTAATGTGGGGCCTTTCACCCCTAGGGGGACTGTGCACGATCCCTCTGCGAGTCTAAGCTACTCGCGGCTTTGGCAGCGTTCCTCAGATGAGTAAGAGGCTGCCGACGGTCGAAACTCAGTAGTAGAAGCCAGTCGCGACTATCGAGCTGGCAGTAGCTGCCGTCGATGTCGGCGCAGTGATCACCATGTTCGAACCATTGTTCGGAAGGCACGGCGTAAACGTCACAACCAGTTGCCCCAGCTGCGAAAATGTAACCGTTCCATTGATTGTATTGGTGATCGAGCCATTGACAGTAATTCCTGTACCGCCCGCTTCAGTCATAACCAGCGTACAGAGGAAGCTGTTTTGATAGGCCGCAGGCTGAGCAGTGGTGGCTGTAGCTGTGGTGGTTCCTGTCCCCGTAATGACAAAAGGCTGCGCACCTGGCGGATAACCCGTATCCGTCGCAGGCGCTGATCGCGTCCAACTCGGCGGATTAGCCTGCCCGAACGCCGTATTAACCAGATAAGCAATGTACAACCCGCCTACAACAAATAACGCCACGAACGCTGCGAACTCAAATATCTTGCGGATCATGACGGCGGGTCTCCGGGTATGCTGAACATGCCGCCGGGGATCGACAGCAACACGGTATTGTAGACAACGGTTGTGGGCGGCGGTGGCGGTGGCGGTGGCGTCAGGTTAATGTTGAAACTTGCTCCGGTGCGCCACTGAGCGAAGTTGTCAATCGCGCCAAGCGGCGGCAGAGCGTACATCTGAACGCCAGGAGGTAGCGGTACCGCCGGTGTCGCAAGTAGCGCCAGCATGTAAGGCTGTGGCGTAACCTGCCACTGAACCTTACCAGCCGGCGATAAATCATCCCACTGTGCCCCGACCGGAAATGCATCCTGACCGATCAGGTTAAGATTGTAGCTTCCAGTCCAGCTACGCCACTGCGCGAATGCATCAGCAACACGAGGCGGCAGTTCATAAAACTGCACACCCGGCGGCAACCCAGGAACTGTAGCCGTAAGCAGCGGTATCGTATTTAGCTGCGGCGAGTCTTGCCGCTGAACCCACCCTAATGGCGGTAAAGCAAATGATTGCTTCCCTGGCGGCAGCGCCGTAAGAAGCGCTATAGGCCAAGGCGCAACCGAATAAGCAAACGGCGCTACATTAGAAAAAAAAAGCGAGGCCGTTCGTAGAGTTGACTGCCCGGCGGTAACTGAGCAATGACCGACAATAATGTCGGCAACAGGTTCTGAGCCTGGAAGTCTATTCCACGCTGCGCCGCCCTCGGTGACGCATCATCCCATTGCGCACCAACAGGGAAGGCATCCTGACCGATCAGGTTAGGATTGTAGCTGCCAGTCCAAGAGCGCCATTGCGCAAACGGATCGGCAGCACGAGGTGACAGCTCCCAAACCTGCTTGCCAGGCGGCAACGCCGGAACAACTGCAAGTATCGTTGCAAGAATGTTCTGCTGAGGCGATTCAGGACGCCACGCATTGCCAACCGGCAAGTAGTTGGTCTGATCTCCGGTCGGTAACTGATCCTTCCCGATCAGGTTGAGATTGTAAGAGCCCGTCCAAGAACGCCACCGCGCGAACGGGTCAGTAAAGAACCATGCAGGGACCAGCCTGTCCCATATGCTGCCAGGCGGCAGCTGATCCTGGCCAATCAGATTTAGGTTATAGCTCCACGTCCAGGTACGCCACTGAGCAAACCGTTCCGGAACCAGCCAGGCCGCAGGAGTCTCATCAAGCTGGACACCGGGAGGCTGAGCCACCACATGCAGCAGCGGATTGTACTGCCAGGCAAAGCTACGCCATTGCGCCCATCTTTCAGGTGCGAGCCAAGCCGGTGGAGGCTGGTATACCGGATTACCAGGAAATATTCCTGGTGGAAACTGATCCTTCCCGATCAGGTTTAGGTTGTAACTCCACGTCCAAGAGCGCCATTGCGCCCAACGCTCTGGCACCAACCAAGCAGGAGGCGGTTGGTAGACCGGATTGCCTGGCATGACTCCAGGCGGAAACTGATCCTGCCCGATCAGCAGAAACCGAGCGGCTGCCTGCCAATGCCTTAGCTGCGGATTGTAGGTATTGGTGTTGCGATCAGGCTGTGGTGTATCAAACGATCGACCGCCAGGAGGTAGACTAACTGCTGTCGATTGCCTAACACTACATCCCTGGTGCGCCCAATTCGATCCGCTGAGAACACCAGCAGTCAATGTGACTGTTGCGGCTCCAGTCGTGTAATGGCCACCATCATCAGATTGAGCGTTATCAAGCCAAATCTGAGTTCCGCTTACCGAGCTGATCGTATTGTCAGCGCATACAAGACCAACTACCAAGTCACCTGTTTGACTGGTTATCACTACAGGTGCTGTAGTGCCGGTTGCTCCAGTGGCAGTATTGTTATTATAAAACGTATTGGCAACACTAGTAGTGGCTGTGCCTAAATACGATTGGACACCGCAAGCACCACGTGAGGAAGTCGTCCAACTAAATTTGACAACTCTAGAACCTGACGCACCTGGATTAACCAAACCAAAAGCGTAGATGTGTTGACCACCGCCACCGATGGCAGAACCGATAGCAGTAAAAGACTGATTGACTCCAGTAGGATCATAAACGCAAGTAACCGCCGACGTGGCTACGTCAGTCTCAAGACCTGCCCAAATAGCTGTAGCAGAAGCGCTAACAGTAAACGTAACGCTTAAGGTAGCAACCGCAGCAGTCGTTGATGCTGTGCCGGTATTGTCATTAGTGGTTGCCATCAGGCAAAGCTCACCACTGCCTGCCACTCAAGCGGATCAGGCGATTGATAGACATCTATTAAGCAAGACCATGAATTGTCTTGAGTTTGTCCTGAAAGCTGGAACAGAGCAGGACGCTCACCGCCAGCAGACAGGAAATTGTTATAATTCTGCGTGCAATACAACTTTGTATTTGTGCCGCTGTTCATGCACGCATTCCAGAAATTCAATACGGTCGCAGACGGAAAGTTGTTGTTGCCCAACTCCAATCCACCTTCATACCCGCACATCCTGATCTTGTTGCCGGCAAGATTTGTAAATCCCTGGCACCATGTAAATGTCGAGCTATAAACGGATGACATCCCGAGCACACCATTCGAATTGGCTCCAGCAGAAGCAGCAAAGCCAACACCCGTTGGGGTGAACCCATTGCCGCCAGGTCCTGTGCCATCGAGGTACGCATCGATCACCAGCTGTATCGTGCCACCGGTCGCAGTGTTCCAAGCAGTAGCAGCAGTCGATTGATTTTCCCCTGAGTTCATATACTGGTTGACAGAAACATGCGTCAGGTAATTCTTTGCCGCAGCCTTTATATAACCAGACTGTGCTGCTGCCGCTTGTCCGACATAAGTCGATGAGTTCAGCATATCATTATCAGTCCCAGGCGCATTCCCGGTCTGAACGTTGACCATCAGATGGTATTGAGCGCCTGTCCCTGGCGTGCCTCCATAGACAGCACTTATGTCCTGACCGGCAGTTGATGCGACCTTACCAACGAAATTAACCAGGTCCTCGGTGCCCCAGTTGAAATAACTCTTAGCCTGTGCATAGTCAGAAACCGAATTACCGATATTCCATGGTTCATTAAGAATTTCAAATCGCGGTACCATCCACGATGGTGCGTTACCCTTGCAATACGTGGCAAGCTGTGTGTGCCAATCCGTCATTGGATCGCAGGCAAACTGCGGCGAGCAAAACCAAGGATGGCAACCTATCTCGGCACAAAGCTGCAGAAATACCTCAGGCGGAATGCCGCTACCAATTCCGGCTGGGTTTGAAGCTGTGCCGCCCCACAACGTCCAAACGTTGATACCAGCATCGTAGACAAGGGTAGCTATAGAGCTGGTTGTTCCTGAGTTTTGGTTTGGATTAAGTGCTATCAGGTTAGCACCGGGCCCCCACATAATCTGCATACGCTGATCCCAAATAGGCACAGCTACAGTGCTATTTAGGTTCAGAGAGGGTGCGCGAACGGCCACAACACCACTGCCACCAGACGTAGAAAAATTAATAGCCGCACCGCCTGGCGTTTTCGAAATCGTAAAAGTCTGCGCCCCTGTGACGGTCTTTACATAATATGTGCTGTATTGCACAATATCCGGCGGAGCATTGAACCCGGCAAAACCGCCAAACAAGATGGGAACGTTTGCAACAACGCTCGCAGGAAGCGTCGCCCCCCAATTAACCGTGCCAGGCGTGCCAGAGGCGAACGTCAGAGTGCTAGAACTGCCATTCCACGTCGAAGTATCTGCTTGAGATGCATTAAAGTACAAATGGATGATCTGCTTATCGACCGGCGCACCAGACCCGAACGTGATCGAGTAATCATTCCCCGAGTTCGTGGTGGTTCCGGCAAATAATGAGGATCGGAACTCATCCCCATTGTAACTGACATAAGTTGTTGGCTTGCGCGCTGCCCAGTTAGTAACGTTACACAGATTAGTTCCACCAAACTCTGGCCCGAACCAATTCAAATTACGAAAAACAGGTGACTGAGCCTGCTTGATCCGCTGCTTGAATTGTGTTCCTGCAATCTTACCAGCCAAGAAAGCAGGCTCGTCATCAATGTGATAGAAGTGCATATTAGTCACTGGCGTTGCCGAAATGCCAATGAATACGTTGGTATGGCCGGTCGTGTCCATCACGACTCGATTGTTGAGACCCGCTCCAGTTAGAGAACCGCTTACAACCGTTCCATCACAGGTAGCCGTACCTGTGCCATCAAATCTCAGAACATAATGCTGGGCAGATTGACCGATCCGACCCGCCCCTGGGGTAGACGTTTGAGAACGAACTGCCCCAAGCGGTAACGATGTCGGATAGCCATTCGCGTCCATATTGGCAGGTGACATGTCGCCGCTACTGGCAGTAGTCCAACCGGCAGAAAAATCCAACATCTTCATTAAATCGAGAAGTTCATAGCCTCCCGAAGTCAGCATGAATTGCGGATTGATCAGTATCTGACCCGGATTTGCAGACGCGCCACTGCCTGGTCCAGGCCGGCAACCTTGCGACATCAGATACCAGGCACGAACGTATTGAACGAAGCAGCGACTGCGTTCGATATCAATGTCGTGGTTACAAGTCCGCCCTCTGCTGCTGCAGTATCCCCAATCGAAGACGAAGTGATAGGAGTGTAGGTCACAGTAGCATTAGTTGCCGCAGAGACCACATTGGCATCCGAGGCCGCAGCTTGTACAAACTGCGTCATCCAAGTAGTGAAACTCGAAGGGCTCATTACCGATTTGACAAAATTCATACGAGCCTGGTGTACCACATCCGGCATGGTTCCCGTAACGCCAGTAGGAATTTCGCTCTCCACTACTTCCATGTACACAATCACAGCGGTCTGTACCCGGTGCTGAAATACCGGGCTTTGAGACAAAAAATAGCTATCAGTGTCCGTTGGTGTTCCGGCAGCCATGGCTCACCTCACATCGGCTCGTAAATCATCGCAACCGCTGCTGAGCCCGTCGTTCCAGCAAAACTAGTGGAATTGAAAATAATCGCTTCAGCCAATGGCGTGGTAGTTCCGTAAATTGAGAATTGCTGGGTCGGAGCAAAGTTCTCGCGATACAAACCGCCAAAGCCGTTGATCACCAGCGGGAACTTGGTGTCTGTCGCGGCCGAAGATGGAGTGCCCATCGTGGTTGCGGCAGTATAAGTGCCCGCCGGAGCGCCAAGAACAGCAGTAAACGGATTCTGCGGACCATCCGATGCCGGCGAAGTAAGCGCCGTCCTGGTTGCGCTGGCAGTGCTACAACGAGCAAGACACCCGCCAAACACATTACTCGCCGTCGCTGTCCCCTGCACCGTGCATTCTAAAATGTCGATGTATTGAGTGGCGCTACCGCAGATGATCCCCATTCCTGATCCGCTTGCGGGCGCAGTACCAAGGGCGACTGCTGTGTATGAGAAGGAACCACCAGAGAAGGTGCGCTTTGCCATGATATAGCCTCATCACGTTTAGCCTCGAAAGGCTTGTGGACGTAGCCGGGTTGCCGGCGCTCTGCATCGCACCAATCACAAATATAATGACTGGCGCACTTCAAGCAGGTCGCACGCTCGCGAGTCCGGCTTGGATTCAAAATAACTCGCGCTCTACAGTGAGAACAGTACTTGGATGCAGCTTCGAAAAACTGCCCCTCCTTGCACTGCTGCGGGTCATATCCGGCCAATCGAGCGATGTGCTCAGGCAAGCCGGGACTAGCGCGATGGTCCACAAAGACCTCGCCTTGAAACGATCTCTGAGAAAACATTTATGTGGGGCTCACTATGACGGAAACAGTGTCACCTGGCCGAACAACCCTTGCCTCGGTCTGGTTGGGCGCCCAGCGCTCGTCATTGATCGTAGCGGACGGATTGGTGCCGAACTTGACGCACACCGGCCCGCCCGTATCAACAGAAATACGAACCATCTCAGTTGCGCCATTGAACGGATTGAAACTCTGCGCCGCGCCAGACGCCGTTATCGGCGTTTGCACAACTACCGCAGGCGCCACCATTGCCTGCATTCCCCGCACGGACGAACAGGTATACTCAGACAGAAAGACCTTGCCGGCCATCAGGAAGCGCCAGCGAGCCTGTTGGCATATTCCACAGCCTCGTTCTTGCGCCGCTCGTGTTCAATTCGCATTGCATCAAGTTCTTTGCGCCTAACCCCAATCTCAGTATTTATATTAGTCAACATCGAGCTGGAATTATCGATCTGTTCCTTGTTTCGCTGCTCAAGTGCGAAATGCTGCCTCTTCAAATCAGCAACGGATGCATTCCACTTCTCAGTCTCTTCATTCATGCGCGCAAGATTTGCTGCCAAATGATCATCAGACTGCTTCTTTAGCTTAGCATGAGCCTCAGACAGCGCGTCAATCTCATGCTGCTTATTGGCAAGCAAGCGCTCGGCGCCCTTAACACGCTCTTCGGCCCCGCTTGCCCGGTCCAATGCGTCCAAAGACTCGCCGAGCGTCCTGTGAAACTCTCGCATATCCATCTTATGCCGCCTTTGTCTTCGATTGGGTGGCCGCCTTGCGCTTGGCCGCATGCTGTACCTGCGAAGTCTTGCGCTGCTCAGCGTGTTCAGCCTGCGATGCACTGTGCTGCGCGGCTAACTCAGCCATCTTGAACTCATGCTCGCGCCGGGACTGCTCCATTTCCATGGCTAGCTTCTGGCGCTCAGCGTTCTCACGCTCCTGCTGAATACGGAATTCGAGTTGCGTCTGTGCTTGGTCCTGAGCAGCGTTCTGCGCTTCAGCCTGCGCCCTGATCTGCTCAGCCTGCAGCTTGACCTGGCCTTGCTGGGCAGCAATCTGCATCTTCTGCTGGCCCTGCTGCATCGCAACCTGGCCCTTCATCATCTCAACTTTAGTCTTCGGATCAGGATTCTGCGCGGCAGCTTGCTGCGCCTGCTGCATTTTTTCCAGGATCGACTTCTTGACGCTGTTCGGTAGCGGCATCAATTCGATAAGAACGTCTGGCGGAACCGTTCCGGGAGGCATCTGAGACAGAACTTCCCAAGCGTCCTGCATCAGGTTTGCTACGTCCGGCCCCTCGTCCAAGATGATATCTACGTCCAGCGAGCCAACGGCGTTGGTTATCTCTGGCTGTCCCCACTGATTGAGTCCTAGCTTGTTGACGGCCAGGAATTGCTTAACGCCGTCGTTGTCAGTAACGCGAATCCAGCGCTCGGCCTGCCAAGTGGTCTGGATAGTGTTCCAGATGGCTCGGTACACCCGGATTTTCCAGGCTCGGTAGTTGCGCAGGAATGTTCCGATCTCTGCAATTCCAGCTTTTTGCAATAGGTTAATTGCCACTCCCGAATGTTCATCCTTACCATCCTGCGTCATCAGCGCTGGATTGACATTGGCAAACCCGTCTATCTCTGCCGTAGCATGCTGTAGGAGTAGCATGTGGGCTTGTAGATCGTTCGTCTTATCCGCACCGGCCGGCGGCTCAAAGCCGGGGTTATATTCAATAACGCCATCGGGACGTGCAGCCTCACGACGGGTTGTCTCAACGTCGTCAACCGATCCCTTTTGCAGCGTAAGGCGTGTAACATTGCTAATATGAAGGGCCTTAGACCGACGCGCGTTGATCTCATCCTGCGGTCCCTTTAAATTACGTGTAAAGCCATAGCGATCACCATCATGATCGACGGCAGCGCTAAACATGATAAATCGAGGGCAAGGCCTGTTACGCTCATCGCGGAACGGAGACTCCCCTTGTGCAAGCAGGATGAAGCTGCAATAAAATGCCCAGTACCACATTCCCTTGTGCTTATACCAATGCTCAACAAGGCGAACGCGATGCTCATTGACATAGACCCACTTGAATTCACGGTCCGCGTGCGTTGTAAGGTCGAAGCCAGTCTCTACCATAAGAGAGCGGATTTCTTCCTCACGGTCGGGGAACAGCTCTACGGCAGCTTCTACATCGAGCCATTTTGCTATCCCGAGAAATCTAGCATCGCTAAAGTCAGGCTTGAAACTCCTGGGATCGTAGAAGAAGTCATCTCCGAAAATGAAATCCATTCCTAGGTCAGGATCGCCGTGATCGCCAGGGATCAACTTCAGCTCAACGCCGGCAATACCCTCAATGCCAGCTTGCGTAACGGCGTAATTGTCCAGGAAATACCACTCGTTGCTCTCTAGCACCGTCCTGATGCATTGCGTTGCAACTTCCGCGCCGTCGCCGTTCTTAGGATTACGCGGGTATGCCTTTGGGTCCTGTCGAAGGCGGAGAATAAGCCCGGCAATAGAGTCGATCTTTCGACCAAGCCGATTAATAGTAATGATTGGCTGACGTCGCTCTCGGAGAATGCGTATCTCTTCCGGCGTGTATTGGGCGCCATGGTAGTAGTGCCGCGATAGCTTCTGCTCTTCATACTCCTGCACCTTGGCGGTCAGGTAATCCAAGTACTGCTGCCGCAACCGCGTGACCGGGAAGAACCCATCATCACTACCGGACCAGTCATACTCATCCGGCGCTTCCGTTGACCAATCGCCAAGCGTGCCCGTCTGGCTTTTGAACCGTGTAGGGCCGCCGCCAGTCGGGCTATTGACCGCCATTACCATTAGTTTGGCAACCCTAAGATCGCAGACGCATACTGATCACGCATTTCGTGCATTTCCAAGTCATAAGCCTGAATCTGCTTGCTGAACTCATCGAACACGCGCGTGTCCTGGTCGTTGTTGATCCGAAACGCGATCGTGCGCATGGTCTCAGCAACCGCTGTGATGAACGTGAACCGGATCATCCTGCGTGTTTCACGTGAAAACTTTTCAAACCAAGGCTTTGAGGCAATTTCCTCAAGGAACATCGCCTCAATGGTCGGGTAGATCGTAGTCGTGCTGATAGAGGCGTCGTCGGTAACGGCCGGCAGTTGAATGTCAGGCTGTTTCTTGCGCTTAGTCATAGCCACAAGTCCAACCCCAGATTTTATCTTGAAAATACTGATGCAACGAATTTACCTCTAGAGCATTTTCTACCACAATCGTCGCCATTTTATCCTTGAATTTACAAGAAAATTGCCATCTATTTGGTGATACCAACTTACCACTTATTTTTGCCCTGTACTTACGCCAGGTATATAGATTTTTTTGCACTTTTGATGCGCAAATATCTGCATCCTGATCGGACCATCCCTTCACCATCAATCCTCCACCGGCACTTCCGTTGACCACCGGTTCGTCAGCCGCACGCCAGCAATCCAATCATGCACACGCTGCATTACAGCCTGTGGCGGATCATAATGGAACGGCACATCGGAATGGATGGTCTTGCGCTTGCTGCCATGCTCGAACGTCAGATGATACGAACAATGATCGCCCGGATGATGCACTTCATACGCAGTCACCCGAGCCCCACACTCGCGTAGCAGCTCGTTCACTTGCAGCGTAAATGCCTGCTCTTCTGCAGTTGGGAAATTGAGCTTAAGAGCCAATCCAGTCCCGTCCCAATAATCGCACATGCGAACCACAAGAGCACAATGCAGAACCAGGATATTCGGATCAACAAAGCTTCACGCTTGACTGCACATCGTTGGCAATGTCATCGCGCGGCGGTCGATACGCATCCGCAGGCTTCTCTGGCTCTTTCACGGTGCGCATCCAAGGCCGGCTAGAACAGGCATAGCGCCAGTCGTCAGCCGCGTGATCCTCTGATTCCGTGTCCAGGTCTTCAGCCTTGACAGGATCATGCTGCAGAACTGGAATGGTTCTAATCGATGCCAGGCACGTGTTGAAGCAGTAGACCATCGGCACGCCGTCAATGCCGACCATCCGGGCGCGCATCTGGTCCCAGCCATTCATGGGACCGCGCTTGTTCTTGCCGTCCTTCTGAGACACGCGCGTGTTGTCAGCTGCCCGGAACGAGGCGAGCTTAGCTTCCACCAGCTTGCGATTGATGCGCTCGCCAATCGACGGGCCGCCATCGACCTTGAATGTGGATGGGTCGATTACTCCATAGGCAACTTTATCGCCACGTTCTCGACTAATGAGGCCGTCGGCCACTTGCTCAGCTGTGAGTTTGAGTCCAGTAGAATTACTGGGATTCGTTGAGCCATACCATTCTCGATAGCGAACGATTGAACCTCGCGGAAGTGTTCGCGCAATATCGCCAGCTCTTCCTTTGTCCATACGTGAAATGGTGTAATCGTCTTGGACAACTGCCCACCAGCCGAAGCTGAAGGGGCTAAAGCTGCCCCAGTCCCCGCTGCGAAACCGCACCCAATTATCCGGAATAGCGAACGGCGCGATAACCATTTGTGGAGACCAGCAGTCAAAGAACGCTCCCTCAATTGCATCCCAATCACCTTCTAGCCATGCCCGAACCAGCGTTGCGGACCCGGAAGCACGCAGGCGCTGGACGTAGTCCTGCCCAAGGTAGGCGTTGTCGGTGACTCGGCTGGGGATATAGATACGCTCCAATCCCGTCCCTGAATCACTAATGATTTTCCATCCGCCGGGAGCAGGATCGATATACCTTGATTTGACCCAATTATGCCCTGGACCGCCAGGATTTCCCGTAGCTCGGAATCCAACAGGCACTCCCGCTCCTGATCGGAGAGTTGCCATAAGCTTGAGGATTGGCTTGTCGCTGGGGAACGTGCCGATTTCCTCGACGTAAACGCGCGTGTAAGAATGGCCTTGATACGCGTCAGCATCCTGATCCCGCTCTAGGTAGGCGAACCGCAATCGAGCGCCGTTGGGGAAGCGCCACATTTTAGATTGTTCGTTGAAGACCGCTCCGAGAGCTGCATAGATTTCGCGAGATCGCTCAATAGTCTCTGCAAGTTGCGTAATTGATCTTCGGACCATAAGTCCAATGGCATGCGCTCCATATTCATCGGAATGGACAAGCCATTCTCCCAGGACTCCATCAGTCTTACCGCCACCTCTAGCCCCTCCAAAAAAGACCTCAAAAGTCGGACATCTGATAAGGTCACTTTGAGGCCCGGACTGAGCCTCCCATACGCAGAGCGGGTCATCAATGAGTGCTGCCGTTGCTGCCATTGGTGCCATTGGTGCCACTACCGGTGCGCACACTAGACTTTGTAGGAACCGCCTTCGGTTTAGCCTTGTGCGCCAGATATTGCTTCCAATCATCATCCTTGGCCTTTTCAGGCGCTTTAACGTAGCGGTGCTCGACAGTTGTGTTGCTGTCAACTTGCTGCAGTGGCTTGCCTTCCAATCGATCGACAATGCCAAGAAGCGCCGTCATATCGCCAGACTTGGCGCGCGCAATCCATACCGAAATAACGCTATTCAGCTCTTTATTGTCATTTGATTTCAGCGCATACCTAAGCGCGTCCGTAATTGATCTGTCCTGTCTTCTGCCTGAGTTAGCGTTTCCCACGGTTTAGAACCACTCTAAGCTTTTGACTTGCCTTTAAATTACACTCTGCGCGATCTTTGTCTGAATAGCCTCTATCATCTTGATAATGCTATCAGTTATTGGCGCGTTGTGCTCTCGCTGATGGCAGGCCTGAGTGTGCAGTTCGTCCACCAGTTCGGAGATTTTGTTGATGTGCGGCTCGGCTTGCTTGTCCTCTTCGTAGGCTGGGTCTTCATAGTCCCGCTTTGAGGTATATTCGGTCATGGCAGGTTCCTCGCGGTTTTGAGCGCTGCGACTTGAGCAACCAGATCGTCAACGCCCGGCACTTCAATTCCGTAACGTTGCAACAATGCAACAGTTGCTTCGAGCATTGTGATGATTGCGTTGATTGCATCTGTGTCACTCACGATGCATGTTCCTCTCAGCTTTGGGCGAGATTAGTCCACGCTTTTTGAGCTTGCTGGTGTGCTTCGCCAGCTTATTTGCAGTAGCAATGGCCTCGCCTTCATCGCCAGTCGATTGCAGCACGTGATTGGCGATCTTCGCAGCTTTGCTGTTCTGCGCTTTGCCGAACTTGCTGTTGTGCTTGGCGAACGACTTGGCGTCCCAGAGCATACGTATGATCCGCTGTATAAGTTGGAACTTGTGGAACCTGCCATGGCCACATCCACATCACTGCGTTCCCCGAACTGGTTGCGGAAGCACAATATAATTTCCAGTTCCAGGATTCGGATGCAGCGCATAATTAGCGACTAATGGCGCATTCCACACCAGAAACCACATCACTGCGTTCCCCTACCGCCACCGCCGTACAGGCCACCGCTACGAGCGATCGGGCCTTTCATGCGCGTGTTGCCTGTCTTGGGATTGCCGGCTTTAACATCGCCGCCATGTGGCCAGACTTTCTTGTTCACAGGATCGTCAATGGCGTGACGCTTCATTTGCGATTCTGCTTTTCCGATGCCGCCGCCTTTTGAGACATGCCGGCCATGAGCGGCGCTACCACCCTGAAACTTCGTGTCATTGATTTCAACGTCCGGCGCGATATGGCCGTGGTTGCCCAGCTCGCCTTCATCTTTGGTTTTGTTGTGAAAGCTGGCCATTTTGCTCTTTTGCGGTCGCGTGCCTTTGAGCACAGCTAGTTTGCTGTTGAGCTTACCGCGCGCCTTGTTGCTGATTGAACCTGGCCACATCTTATTTACTCCTCAGGCGCCATCGTGGCGTAAAACTCATCTGCTGGAAGACTAAGCTTATGCCAATAGCGGATGTTCTTTTCCCACGCGGTAGACGGGCTCGATTGCTCTTCCTCATATGAGGTATTAGGAGCGCGCCCGAATCCTATTCCGTTGACAGTCTGGTTTTCACTCTTATTCAGCGATTTGAACTTCATTTTTCCATCGGAAATGTCAGGAGTGAAATCTTTATTTTCTATCAACTTACTGAGAGCCTTTTGCCTTTGATCGACTTTCTGATTGTAAGAAAATTCACTATACGTCTGGTTTTGATTGGAGTAATCAGGCGCCGTAATCTTCTTTCCTGACGATCCCATATAATTACGTGCACCGCCGCGAGGCGCCATTTCTGGCCCTGTAATCTGCGGCATTCCAGGCAAATTCCCTTTTAGATAAGACGCCTTATCAACGAGCCCTTGCGCTGCATCCGGCGATATCAATCCACGCGCGACTAGTCCGGCGATTTGATCCATCATTTAACGATGATCTTCATTCCGGGGTGTTCGTAGAAATCGCAACACCAGTCTGGCTTGACCGGTCGCATATGAAGCTGCTTTTCAGGATGGTGACACTTGCCACCAGCGAAGTACTCGCACTCACCGCAACGGAACCGCACGCCCTTGGGCACCTCAGCCAAGCCTACGATCGGGCGCCGGGGCTTACTGTCCATTTTTCGATATGCCCTGGCTGCTCTGGCTTGGCGAGGAACACGTCCGCATTGACCTTGCGGTGCTCAAACTCGTCAGTTGCCGCGAATAGTCGTTCAACTCTGGCGTGAATAATGATTGCCATAGGATATGACTGATCAGACTCTTTAGTCGCGCCAATCAATGCTTTGCGTGCGCGATTGCAGAACGAATCGAAGCTTTCGCCGCCGGAACATGCCTCGTCAGGCTGATACCGCACCATGTGGGCTATATGCGGTTCTACGCTTTTCTTGGTCTTTCCGGCACATTGACCGGTATTCCAGGTACGTAGCCCACGGTCAAATTCAGGCGTTATGCCGAGCCAATCTCCGATGATGTCCGCGGTTTGCTTAGCTCGAGGCAGATCAGAAGAACGGATCGTTCTGATACCGAACTTGGACAGCTTTTCCGCGATCCGCTTAGCTTCACTGCGGCCTTCTGCGTCCAGCGGGTATGGCTTCCAGCCACGTTCCAACTCAGGACCGGCAGATTCAGCATTGGCTGCCGTGTCGCCATGGCGGACAAGGTAAATCGTTCTACTGTCCATCGCCACCTGGCTTCATGTCCAGGAACATCTCTGCAATGCCTTGCATTTGCTTATGATTATCAGCCCTGATAGCCAGCTCGGCAATCAACTGCAATGCATATTCCTGCGCTGTCAGGTCATGATGCGAAACGAACCGCATCGACAGCCTTCGGAGCTCGTCCATGTCAAGACCTAGTGGGGGATGTTCGATTAATCATTTACCACCTTTGAAATGTCAAGTCTTTTTTTTCGTACTTTGTAGCCAAGCCCAATAGCTAGCATGTCGAGCGCATTCTTCACTGCCGATAGGTATCCTGGTGGGCAATGGCGCTCTTGCACGATCAGTTCATCCAAGGCAAACTGCAGCCCAAGCGGAAACCGGCTGATCATGTCGTGCAGCCGCTCGAAGGCTTTCTTGGCAGACTCAGCCTGTTCTCGGTCGGTCACATCCTCGAATGTCGGGCTCATGCCGCGCCCTACCTCAAAGCCCGGACTGGCAGGCCAGCGCTTCAAGCCGTGAGCTTGCGCGTAATCCCGGTAAATCTGCCGAATGCGATCGACCGTCTCGATCTGATAGTCCGTGAATTCCCGGCAGAACGCCATTTGGCCAAAGGGCGTTTCCAGCATTGGATGCAGGCTGATCGCCCTGGCCCTTTGCAGCATGCTGCCGGTTATGCCGGCTTGCTCAGCATGGTCACGCCTTGGTCTGCCGCGCTTTGCCATCAATCACCAGCCCTTGTTAGCAACTCTGCCTCTAACCAATCGGCACTCTCACGCAATCCATCAATGATTTTACGAATATGATCTTTTCCTTCCTTGCTATATATTTTTCCGCCTTTGTTATTTGTGACGGAATCAATCTGATCTTCAAGTTCTGATCGTAATGTACACGTCCATGCCACCCACCCAAACACTGGTAAATAAACGCCAAGCCTTAACTGTCCGTCTTCAGACGGATGCAAGCTAACAGCCGGCGGTTCATTATCGAACAACCAAGCAATTACGTCACATTCATCTTCTCCAAATTTGTCTTTCCACCACTGATCAAATTCAAATTCGCTATCTCCCCTATTCATACCACTACAACGCTCACCTGCACGGCGCTGCTCCTCTCTAGTCATATTTTCAAAGTCTTTCATCCACCCGCTCCCGGCAAAAAGCAGTAGGGAATGGCCGCCAACATCAAGCACAAGCTGCCAACCACAAGCGCTGTCAGCTTCGCGTTTCGATCGCCCTGCTTGTCCTTCCAATGATCACAACCATCTGAGCAATCTAATGGCGCCATTCCCTTGTCGCACTCAGATATCCATCCTTGCCGACTATGCCAAAATTTGCAGCTACGGCAGCTGCGCCCCTTCAATCGATCGATGTCGTGCATGACCATCAATAAATCTGCCACCTGTTTCATTTGTTGCCCTCATTTAGAAAATCATTCTCATCTAAGATCGGGCGATTGCGCGCGCCATTGAGCGCCATCTCAAGAGCACCACAAATTTCAGACTTTGGATCGTCACTTCCATCACACCCAAATCTGCAACCGTCCGCAGTCATCGATACGGGACGATCGTCTTCGTAATAGACTTCATGCAGTACATAGTTTTCCCCGCCTCTATGCCGAACTATGCGATAATTCCAGGTCATTGGTATTTGCTCACATGAGTGCCCCGAAGGGCTTTCCAGGTAAAATCATTCACGACAGGCGCCACCTCGATCTCATCATCCCATCGACCGGCATTCAACCAAGTGGCCGGATGAGGGATGTATTGCGGGTCCTTACCACGCACCAATCGCGCGAAATTATCTACAGCTTCAATTAGCTTATCAAATTCTACCTCCCCGGACTTCATCACCTTGAATAGCGCCAAACGTGCAGTTTTTTTTGCTACCTTCTTTGGATATCTAAACCAGAACAGCTCAAACGCATTGGCAGGCCATTCACCGCAGTTCATAGTGCGTCTCCTGTTATATTATATCTTTACCCATAGTCCGCTTTCCGCAATCGCAGGCAGGTGACCCGGCCTATGCGGAGATGGCGAGATGCATTAGCAGTAAGACCACGCTTGCCTTTTATCGGTGGCCAACCGTCGCAGGCTGAGGATTAGGACCTCAGGAGCATGCCATAATTGAGCGTGGCCTTGTCACACGACTGCATCATCGAGTGCTGGGCCGGAAACCCACCATTTGGTGGTAAAGAACCCCTGCTTCCCCTTCGGCGGATTCCGTCCGGCACGCCGACAAGCCTTCGTCATTATCTGAACCCCATTATGAACCCGGTCGGGGGTGGTCACTCAGTAGGCCGAAGCCTGGCAACCGCAGCCCCCTAGCCGGGGTTCAGTCGGCAACTCAAATATTTCCCAAACCATCGACACGCCGAGACCATCTGCTATATCGAATGTGATCTTTTTCACCGGTGGTCTCTCCGCGCGCTTTGCGAGCGGCACGAATTTGTGCTAATCTTGCTTCAGTTCGCGGCCCAAGCTTTACAACTGGCTTCCACTTCTCCAAGACGAACCGATAGCTATGAGACTTGATGGCTGATTTGAATTTAACGCCTAATTTTTTTGCTTTTTCTCGTTCTTTATCTTCAAGATCAAATTGCCTTAGACTTCTCTTTGCGACGAGCGGAAGAATCCCGCGCCACTTCCATCCCTTAATCGTAGCTATAATAATCCCGGCATCGACTTTGATTTTATGATCTCCACCGCTTGGGTCTATGCTCTGTAGAGAGCGCGCGATCGCAAGTTTGTGCATACAATTTTCTGGACACCGACAATCGCCTTCATCGATGTCTTTCTGTATAACCTTTGCGGTTGCTTTAAGCTTTTCAACAACAGCCTTAGTCGTCTTCATATCAGTCCTCTTCGTTTAAGCTCTGTGAGGAATTCAGCGAACGTGTCATCATCCATCTGGTCAACAAGATGCAGAGCGTCGCGATACAAACGCCTTTGATCCAGCTTGTTGTCGTCCCAGCTATTTGCGGTTGTGACATTCTCGTTGCTGTCGTCTAAGTCACCGCACGGTGCGGTAACTTCTGGTTGAGTTTTATGTTGTTCGTTTCTTCGTTTTGAATTCTCCTCTTTGTATGCGCCTTCTGGATCGTCTGAATTTGCTATTTTAAGAAGCTTCTCAGCATCCTTCCTGCTGCGGACAGAATTTTCTCGAAACCATTCCCACCACTTGATGCCTTCGCCAGCCTCTCCAGCCTCAACTCTAGTCCGCATATCTTTTAATAACGAAGCTGCTTTTAATCTGGCGTTATGGCTCTTAGTGTCTAAATCCAAAGCAATTCCAAATTGGCGATGAAACTCATTCATCATTTCATCGAGGGATCGATCCTTAAAACCAATAACTGCACCCATCACGCTGCCCTCCACGATCCCGCTCGGATTGTCTGCGGATTCGGCCTGCCCCTAAAATTTCCCCGGACACGTACGCCCACAGCCATCTGCATATGCGCTGCGCAATACGAACAACCATTGCCTTCCGTTTCTGCACCGCAATATTTTTTCTCGCTATGCGGCGTTGCATCATCGCACCATAGCGGCCACCGACAGTTATTCCATTGCAGGTCCCAAATCTCGGTAGGGTTCATGATCGCATCTCCCGCGGTCATTTCGATTAGGGCTAGTTTGCGATTGGAGAACTTTAAGGCAGTCGGATTGCGCTTCTGCCACGCATCCCATCTGGCCCTGGAGAGTTCTTCCTTGGTCTGCCCATGATGTTTTGTGAACCCTGGTCGGGAATGCAGCTTGAATCCGTATCGGTGGCAGATGCCGATAACCGATCCTTTGGTCCGGCCAATCTCATCAGCAATTTTGATTGCTGACATACCCTTATCCACAAGTTCTTTAACTCTTTTCGTAACATCTTGTGCCAGCTTATTACCGGGCAGCCGCAATGTATCATCCCTTGTCGTCTTGCGAATTCGTTCACGCACATGAAACACAGTTCTGGATGTTATTATTCCGTATTCGCCATATGCGTTAAATTCACCATCAAGAATGCGCGCGGCATCTGCATCTGGAACGCGTTTCCTTGTTAGCTCAATGACACGTTTCCGATACTCATCTGAGTAGCGCTTTCCTCTCATACCTTCCCCCTCAAAAGCTTGTGCCTGGTTAGCCACGACAGCGCTTCGTCTATTCCAAACGCTATGCCGGTGATCCATCCCGCCCTGCGAAGCTGATCCAATACGTCCAGCTGAGATACACTGATGGAGCCGCCCAGGGCCTTTAGCTCAAGGGCGTATCCCTTGCCGCCATGGGCGATGATTACGTCCGGGATGCCCGATAAAACGCCCTGCTGCGCATTCTTCACGCGCTGAGCTGCACTGGCCTGGTGCGATCCGCCATTCTTGGGATGGAAAGCCGTCAAACCCGGCACGCCATGCGATGTCAAATGCTGGAAAACGCACTTCTGCACCTCTTCCTCTGACATCTTGGCGCGGTAATTTAACCCGGTGATAGCATCTTGACGTGCTACCTTTCCGCCGCCGGTACGGCGTCTCACAGCCTTCACTGGCGGGGGGGCGAGACTCGAAGGCTGTAAAGTCATGGCTTATTTGCTTCTCCGATCAGAAAAGCGCCTAATCGTGTCAGCCAACTGCCGGCGATAATCAATTTCCGACCGGTAAAGCTCTGGGTCCACTTGATTAAGTAACTCAGCATCCCAGAGCAGCCTTTCAACGAGATAGTCGTCATTTGATCTCACCGATTGCTTTAGTGTTTTTAGTGTTTCCTGTGAAAGCGTCTCCCCGTGCCATACGGCGCGGATGACCCTGTAATGAAGACCTGTGAGCTTTGCGATCCTGTATAACCACATTGTTCTGTTTTCTTGTGGCCTTAGATCGCCTCCGATCACCTCCAGTAATTTCCGCCTGGACAAATAGTCCATGCATATGGACGAAATCCCCATATCTGCTCGCTCCCTTCGTAGTTATCCAGTCAGGTATGGACCCTGTCTGGAATGCCGTAGACTTGCGCCGCCTGATGGCGGTCTTGGACGACCAGTCTCCACACCGGTCGAACGTGATTGACTTCGCTGAATGGAAAAAGCGGGCGGCGGAGATAAGTAGGGGACCCACTCAACGCCGCCCGCTCTCACCCAGCCCCGATCGGGAGGTCGTGACCAGGCTGGATTGGAAAGAGTGACGGCGGCAGGGCGCTCCGAGTTTACGGGCTCTGCTTGCTGCCGCCGTCTTGGCCGTGAGATACCTCTTGGCCAACCTGAAAGAGTGACGGCGGCAGCCCGGGCTGTTGTGGTCGTGATCCACGCCCGTGCACGGCACCACGTATGCTGTTGCCGCCGTCTATCGGCCAGGGTGCATCTGGCCGAACTGAACTGGGTTGCGCACGGGCGACCCCTCCACACCCCAGCCCGTGCGCACGGCGGCAGCGTCTGAAGCTGAGTACGGGCGCTGCCGCTACTTAGGTTGTATGTGGTTGTAGAAAATTCCCTTGACCCGTGCAGGAGTGTGTCGCTATGACGACGATCGTGGCTAAAAAGCGGAC